TCGCCGCCGTTTGACACCATCGCGCCCACTGCGGCGTACATCGCGTCGATATAGGAAACGGTCTCCTGCTCCTGTAACAGGTTGAAGTTGGATAAATTATAGCGGGAAAGATTCAGCATGCCTTTCCCTCCTTCGTCAATTCATAGCCAGACTTAAATTTCCGGCGGCGATGATCACAATCAGCCCCTTGCGCATCTCCTTGGGCGCTGAGCGAGCCGCGTAATAGGCCGGCTGCCCGTTCGAGGCCGCGTCGTAAATCGCCGTATACGTCCAGGTTCCCTGATGGGCGGTTGCTCTGGCGGTAGATGCCTGGGCCGCGTTGGTGATCATCATCTGCCCGGCGGACTGCTCTTCCGGCGCGCCGAAAGAAAGCGCCACACGGCTGTAGCTTCCCCCGGAAAGTTCCGCTCCGGTATCCTCCGGATTTCCGTTAAATAAGGCCAGATAGGGCGTAAACCCGTCGCAGTTGGTTCCCCGCAAAACGTTTAACACCTTGGTCTTATACGCGTCGGACATGTTTCCCGTAATCCACCATTTTGCCTCCCCCGCCACCACTACCGGCGCCTCGTTCGCCTCAATGGACAAAGAATCGGTCAGCGGACCGTAGACCAGCATATTTCCGCCGGATAAAGAATCCATTACGCCGATGTGGGTCACCGTTCCGCCCGCAGCCTGGGGAATCGCAAATTTTACATCCTGGTCGTTTTGTACGCCAATGCCGCTGGACATGGCCGCCGGGGTGGAAAAAGAAACCTCCACCCGGCTGTAGCCGGTGTAATTGGCCTCTGTCCCTGTCCCGCTTTCTCCGGGGTTGGATAAAAACAACGCCATATACACCTTGGGCGGCGCTGTAATGGATATTCCCCGAAACAAATTCAGCACCGCCGTTTCCATGTAATTTGTCATGTACATGCTAAATCATCCTCTTCCTGATTTGAATTTGTATGCCCACCGCGGGACTTTTCCCGGCGTTGTGAATGGTGATCATGATCGGCGCCGGCGCCGTCCCCTGATAGCGGGGAAGATAGCTTTCCAAAAATTCTTCGTCCACCGTTTTCCCGAAGGCAAAGGGATAGCAGTCGAATACCACCGAAAATTTTCCAATGCGTAAAAGCGCCTCCAGCTGGATCGGCGAGATCACCGCCGCTTGGTAATACTTGTCCGGCTCGTCGGAAAAGACCAGCTTCCCCTCTCCCGAAAGCCAGTAGGCAATCTCCCGGGCTTTTTCCTGCCGCTTTTCCTTGCTGTCCGCCAAAAAGCCGCAGGAAACCGACAGCTGAATCCCCTCATACGCCATATATACCCCCGTTTCGGTTTTCCCATCCCGCTGCGGAATGGCAATGCGGGTATCCCGCCGCCCGGCCAGAAGCGTCCGGTCAATGCTCTCTACCAAGATCCCATAATCCTCCGAGTTTTTTCCCCGAAAGGTAAAGCTTCTCAAAGTCCCAGCCTCCTTTTTGCCCTTTTCAGATTGGCGGTCAGCGTCCCGTTGACATAGGGGGTTACCACCTGACCGATGGTCTCGCCGTCTAAAGTCAGCACCACCGTCATATTCTGGCTGGGTACATCTGGCCCGGACGCGGCCCGCTGCGCCGCCTGGTTCATCTGGTACGAAGCCTGTGCCATGGCGTATTGATACCCTCGGATTCCCGCCTGGGCCGCTTGGGCAAAGGCTTCCTCCATGTCCCGTTCCCGGTCCTGCACCGCGTTGATGGCCCCCTGTACGTCCAAGCTGGCATTATCGTACATCACCTTCGACGGGGAATGCTGGTCAAACGTTTCGGTATACCCCCGAAGTCCCTTCTCGGCCAGCCGCCGAAACGCCCCGTAAACCTCCGATTCCCGGGCGCCCACCGAATCGATAACGCCCTGGATGGTATCGCTTGCCGCCTTGGCCGCCTCGTCGTATTGGTCCAGATCCTTTACCAACTCGTCATACCGGACCTGCATCTGGTCCAACTGATCTCGAAACTCCCCTTGCATCAGAACCATTTCGTTGGAAAAGGCGTCCTTCCCCTCCGATACCTTTCGAAAGGCCTCGTTTAACTCGGCCACATGGGCGCCGCCGTCTTCCACAATCCCCCGCAAAATCGCCGCGCTTTCCTCCGAGCCATCCGAAAGCCTCTGCAAAAGCCCTTCGTCCACCCCCATCTCTATGGCTTTTGCCATGTTGGCGGCATACTCGTCCATATATTGGCTCTGGCTGTTCAGCGATTCGATTAAATCCGAAACCGACCTGTTCGTCTCCAAATCCATTTTCTGAAAACCGCTGATCACCTCGTCGATGCTTTCCCGAATTTTTTCCTTTTCCTCAGAAAATTCGGTTTGAAATTGAGATGCCGCCGCCTCCATAATCCCAAACGCGGCTTCTGCGTCCCCTGCGGCGGCATTCGACCGGCCGGACAAATACTCCATCACCTTGTCCAGTTCTTCGATTTGCTCTTTAAAAGACTCGATCTTCTCCTTTCCTTCTTCTACCGCGCCGTTATAAACACGCTGTTCTTCGTATAATTCCCCTGATTGCCCGGCTAGGTTGTCTTCTTCGGCGATCAGCTTTGCCTGACTTTCTCGCAGCGCGTCGTATTCCTCCTGCTCCTCCTTGGTCAGTTCGGTGGTTTTGCTGGTCAGTTCATTTAATCGTTCTGCGTTTTCCAGTTGCTTTTCCTGGTTTGCCGCCCGCTCCTTTTCCAACTCGTCCATTTTCCCCGTAATGTTTGCAAGCTGAATCTCGTTTTCCGCCAGTTCCACCTTGGCGTCGGCTACCGCCTTGATCTGGTCTTGGTATTTTTTGTTGACCGCCTCGTTTAAGGCCGCCTGCTCCCAGGCCTCCACCTGCCGTTTGATCGCCTCTGTGTTCTGCTCTAACAGTCCCGTCTGCTCGTCAATGGTCAGGTTCAAACCTGGTACCAGCGCATTGACCTGATCCACAATCCGTCGGTATTCCCCCTGGGCCTCGGCGGTATCCAACCCCTGGGCCTCCAGTTGCTCCAGCCGCTGTATGTATTCATCCACCACCGAGGCGGTGGCCGATATAGTCGTTTCAGTCGCCTGGTAGGAGGCCTCCGATTGGGCGAAAACGCTTTCCAGACCCGCCGCCTTTTCGGTCAGCGCCGCAATTTTGTCCGAGGTGGTCTCCACCGTGGCCATAAAGGTGACCAGTCCCACCGTCACCGCCGCAATTGCGGTGCCGAGCATAAAAGCCGGATGGGCGGCAATGGCCTCTCCCAATGCGGCCAGCGCCTTTGTCAGCTTCGGAATGGCGGTCAGCGCCACGCCGCTGATGGCGATTCCCGCCACGCTTACCGCCGCCGTTACCGCCGCGATCGACGGCACCAGCCAGCCGTTGGCCTCAACATAGTCAGTCGCCCATTTGACAATACCCGTCCCCGTGTCGGTCATGCGCCGCAGCGCCGGGGTCAAATCGTCCCCGATGGCGGTTTTCAGGTTCTGTACCGCGTTTTGAAACATCTGAATCTTGGATTCGGTGGTGGCGTACCAGGTCCCCGCCTCTTTGGCAAGGGCGGTGTTTTCCACCCATTCCCGATTGGCCAACTCCATCGCGCTGGTCATGTTTCCCGCTGACAGTGCAAGGGTCTTGAACATGTCGGCCTGCCGAATTCCCGATAAGCCCAACTCGTCCAAGAGAAGGGTTACGTTCCCCCCTTCCTCCTCCATTTGGGACAAACCCAAAATAAACGCGGATATCGCCTGAATCGGCTCGTTTTCCCAGGTGTGGGCGAATTGCGACGCGGTCATGTCGGCGGTATTGGCCAAGATTTGCAGTTCTTCTTCTCCTTTTAACACATTGGTCTCAATGGCCGCAAGGATCTGGGCCATGGCGGTGCCGCCCGCTTCTGCTTGAATGCCCACCGAGGACATGGCCGCGGCTAGCGCCATAATCTCCGATTCGGTCAGCCCCGCCAGTTTTCCTGCAGAGGCCAAACAGGTTGCCATAGCCACAATATCCGCCTCGGTGGTGGCAAAGTTTTTTCCCAACCCTACCACCACCGATCCCAGCCGTTCATAATTTTCCGGGTCCATCTTCACCATATTGGCAAATTTCGCCAGGGACTCCGCCGCCTCTTCGGCGCTCAGATTGGTCGAAACGCCCAGATTCGCCATGACAGTGGTGAATTCCACCAGATTTTCCTTGGCGATTCCCAACTGCCCGGCAACCTCGGTCAGCCCGGCCAACTGGCTGGCTGTCATCGGCATTTGGGTCGAAAGTTCTTGTAGGGATTTGGCCATCTCATCCAGTTCTGCCGGCGTCAGATCGGTGGTCTTCGCCACCCCCGCCATGGCCGATTCAAATTCGATTGAAGCCTTACAGCAGTCCTTCAGAACGCCCACAATCTCTTTGATCCCTTTGACCAGACCGGCATCAATCAGCGCCTGAGCCAGCTGATTCATTGCGTCTTGGGATTTGTCCCCAAATTCTTCTGACTGCCTCGCTGCCTCCTGGGTCTTTTTCCCGTATTCGTCAATGGATCTGGCGCATCCGTTGGCGCTGACTGCCGCTTCCGAAAGATACTTTTCGTTCTCCGAAATCTCCCGGTTCAAATCGTTGATCTGTACCTGGGCCGCATTGGCCTTGGCGCTGTGGTTCTCCACCGCAGCAGCCGCCTTTTCTGCCGCCGTCTGGTATCGGACCATTTCCTCCTGTGTTTGTTTGATCTTCTGGTCCAGCTGGGCCTGGCTCTCTTCGCTGTCAGTGGTGGCCCGGCTCAATTCGTCCAGCTTTTTCTGTGCCTCTTGGGCGGCCTGGGCGTATTGGTCTTGCAGTTCTCTGGATTTTTGTAGGGCCTTTGCTTCCTCCTGATACTTCTGGGTGACCTTGGCCAAAACGTCGCTTAAAGCCTTGTTCTTGGCGTTTAACGCATCCAGACTGTTGGCCTGTCCTTTAAAATGGCTGTCTACCAGCTTCAGCGCCGATTGCAGCGTCTTCATTTCCCGGTTGATGTTCTGCATGGACGACCGGTATTCTTTTTCTCCAGTTACCACTAACTCTGTGCTGATTTTTCGTACCGCCAAAATACGTCCCCCTTAAAAATGCCTGTAAAAAACCCGCCAGAAGCCCAGCGGGTCGTTTTTTATGCGGTTTTTATGTACAGCAGCCGGAAGGTCTCCCGGCCTTTTGGCGTGACCATCGTCTGGGTCCCGCTCCACTGGGTTTTCTCGTTAAAGCTTTCCTTAATCTCAAACAGGCCGTTGTTTTTATCCGCGTAGGGCATCAGCTTTCCCCGCTTATGAGGAGGTCTCTGTGCCAACTTGCTAGCATGCTCCCAATTCGGAAAGATATTTTCGAATTGTTTCCCATCGGATAACCTCGTTACCACTTGCGGCAATGCGAGTAAATCCTGGTTCGCGGGCCATAGTTTCCAGCTTCAAATAGTTTTAATCCCGCTCACCTTTTCTTCGGCCAGCGCAGTTCACTAATCTGGAACAAGGTTCCGATTTCCAACAGCATCGCTTCATGAAAAGATATCCCCAGCGCAGACGCAATCGCCAGATACCCCGCCAAGGTCAGTTCTTTCCCGTTTTTTTTTGCAGCTGCGCCAAAACCTCGTCAACTTCCTTTTCGTCCGCTTCACCTGGCGCAAGCCCTTTATGGATTGCGGCCAAAACCGCCGTTTTTGCCGGCAGTAAATCCGCCGGCCGCAGAAGATTCTTAAAATCCTGTGCCTGCAACGTCTGTACCGGGTCGTGTCCCAGGCTTCTGCGCAATCGCTCCCCCTGGCGGGAAAGTTCCTCCAGCGCCCAGCACAACGCGTCCAGGCTTTGCTCCCCACTGGCTGCCAACGCCTGCAACAGCCCGTCCGGATATTGGTCTTTGGCGGCAAAATGGGCGGCTGCATTGTAGGTCAAGTTCCATTTTGAAAAATCCATATTTCCCTCCAATGGAAAAGAAAAGGCCGCCTTAGGGCGGCCTTTCTTTATTTTTCGTTAAAAGATCACCGCAATGTCATGGTCGGCCGAAACGGTGGAAAGGGTGTACTTTCCGTCCTGGGCAGCGCTGGCCTTCTCCTCGCCGTTGTCGTATAACGCCGTCGGCGTGCCGGCGATTTCCAGCGCGAAATCCTCTCCCGCCGGCACATATACCACCCCGCTGGACAAAGTAGACCCTTCCGGCGGCGTGCCGTTTACCTGAATATTGATCTGACGCCATTCGCCCACGTTCAGCTTGCTGTCCACGTAGGCTTGGGCTGCGGCCTCGGTGGCAAACTCCTGCACCCGATACCACGGCCCGTAGCTGGGGGAAACGATTTTCAGGTTGATCGGCTGCGTCCCCAGCGTAATGGAACTGCCCTTGGTCGTTCCCGTCCAGTCCGGCACAGCGGCCTTTGCCTTGGGGAATACCCAGGACCGGTATTTTCTCACACCGTGGATCAACAGCACCTGATAACCGCCGATTCCGCCGTATGGGGCGTTGTCGTCCGCAAAATGCTGCAATTCCTCGTTTTCATATTTGGCGCCGTACAACTGCGCCTGATCCGCCAGGTCGATGTTGTCCACCTCCATGGCCAGATTGGCGCTGGAAAATTCCCGCACATACTCCGCAATCATGTCGTCCGCCGCCAACTCCGCCTCCGCGTTGGTCACCGTCAGATTGGTCGACACAGCCTTTCCAATTACCTTTCCGGTAAAGTAAGTCGGGGGCGCTGCTTTTGTTTCTTCCTTCATTTTTGCCCACGCACAGTATTTAAGTCCCATGGTTGCCATAGTCTGTCACTCCTTAAACATGTTTTTGTATCCATCGGTCCAGAACGTCCGCGGCATCCTCCACCGCCTGGTCGGCATTTTCTTCGTTTGCCTCCCGAATGGCCGGTCTGGCCGGTTGATTTGTTTTTCCATACTCGTTGATAAAAGCGATCTCGCCGTTTCGCATCCCATGATGGCTCCCCCGAAAGGTCAAATACAGCGATATCCCGCTCTTTCTCCTTTTGGGCGACGTTCTCGTCAGGCTGTCCGCCGTTTTTCCGGTGGCATACCTGCCCGTCCATCTAACCCGCATTTTGCGTTTCTGCGCCGGCTCAATCCGATCCGCCTGGGCCAGCAGCATCCTTTCGATGATGTCGTCCGGCAGCAAGGATAAATCCGCAAACGTCTTTTCTAAACGGTCTATTCCCTGTGTTGTAAACCGCGCCATTATACCGCCTCCACATCCTCAAACTCAAAAACAATATGCTGCGTCCCCTTTTCGCTGGCGTCCGTCTCCACCGGATAGGTAAAGCCCGCCTGGGCGATCAGCTTTTTTATCTGTTTTCGCAGCAAAATCGTATTAAGGGTATGGGAACAATATAGATGCAGCTGGACCAGGTTTTTGATGTGCTGCGGAAAATCGTCCGCAAAGTCCACCGGCAGAGGGCTGACCGAAAAGACCAGGTAGGTTTGTTCTTCGCCGGTGTATTCGTTTGCCGCACAGGGAATCGAAAGCGGCTGGACCGCCTTTTGAATCCTTTCGTTTACATTCATGCTACCACCATCCGCTTTTTTTTGATTTCCAAAAAGCGCCGCCCATCCTCCACATTGTCAATGCCGATGATGTCATACACTTTTTTCTCCCTCTCCCGGGGATCTTCGGTTTCCCCTTCGTCTTCCC